TGCTCAGAGACAGATATGTGCTCCACAGAAAAAGAAGCCATAGAGATATGGAACAAACGGGAGGGTGAAGATGGCTGAAGACATGGCAGCATATGACGCAACAATGGAGACTATCAAAAACAGATCCGGCCAGGGCAGATACTGCGGTAATTGCGGAATCAGGGTGGACGGATTATGCACCCTGACCCGGGAAGACCAAGAACACTGCATGGCGACACCCGGGCGCCCGCATTGGCGGAAGCTGATTGAGAACGAATACATCAACCCGGTAACATTCCACGCCCGGACCTGTCGGTGTGATGCGTGTGTGGAATATTGGGAGAGCATGCAGGTAGAGCCGGATAGGGTTGAGAAACAGGACACGATCAAGAAGAACAACCACACCGTGGATGTGGACGAGATGGTGAAATACGATCCAAAGTCCAGGTATTACGACCACGGCGGCATCGAGGTCTTAGAAATCATCAAGGCCAAGCTGACCCCGGAACAGTATCAGGGGTTTTGCCTGGGCAACGCGATCAAATACACCTGCCGGGCGAACCACAAGGGTGATTATGACAGGGATATGGAAAAGGCAGAATTTTACGCACGGGAGGCGAGATGAGCATTGAGGGTTTGCAAGAAAAAGTCATCGAGTGGGCGAATCAACGGGATTTATACAGGTTGTCAACAGACCTGACACGGTTTGACAAGATGGCGGAAGAATTTGAAGAATTGGCAGATGAACTATTCCGGCCAGATAACGGCAGGGTTGATTTTGACAAGGTGGCTATGGAAGCCGGTGACGTGATCGTCACGCTGATTAATCTCCTTCACCCCTTGGGTCTGGATCTGGAGACGTGCCTGGACGCGGCGTACCAGAAAATCAAGAACCGGAAAGGGAAGATGGTTGGTGGGACGTTTGTGAAGGATGGAGGCAACCCAAAAACAAAAAAGGAAACCGAATGAAAGACAAAGACTTGAAATTGAAAGACGGAAACCCTCGCAAGATCACACAGGACGCACTTGATAAGCTGGCAGAGTCCATCAAGCGTGATCCTGAGTTTATGGTTTTACGGACATGGTTACGAGGATGGGCAAAATGAATCTGAATGATTATCAGGCGGCTGCACAAAACACAGCAATCTATCCCGGGAAAGGCGAATCCCTGGCATACCCGGCCCTGGGCTTGAATGGGGAAGCCGGAGAGGTCGCGGACAAACTTAAGAAGGTAATCCGGGACAATCACGGCGAATTCGACAATGAGAGGCGGGAAGCCATCGCTTATGAGCTGGGAGATTGTCTCTGGTATGTCGCGGAAATGGCTTTTGAATTGGGCTATACCCTGGAAACCATCGCCGTGATGAATATCGACAAATTGGCAAGCAGGGCAAGGCGTGGGTTGATATGCGGGGAGGGGGACGACAGATGAAACGCGACTGCGCCCATTGCGGAAAGCTGAGAACAGATCTGTGCCGGGACCCGGGAAAATGTATCCGGCAGGGATATTCTGACTATTCGATGCGGAAACCGGACCGACGACGGGCGGATCGACGGCAGGGGGATAGGAGGGCCAGGCGTGAATGACACCTTGCTTTTCGGCTGGAAAGAGATAGCCCGGTTCATCGGCTGTTCTGTGGATACAGCAAAGCGGTATTGGAAACAGGGCATGCCGGTTTACCGGGTGACTGATCGCGGGGCTATGCAGGGGATACCTGGGGATATTGTGAAGTGGCTGAGAAAGAGGAAAAAATGAAAACGGATTATGCTAAAATTGACCAGGATCTTTGTGCGATCTTCGGACCTCAGTTTGTGGACCGTAGAATGGATATCAATTCGAGAGCGAGGGTATATTCTTTCCTTCAGCACACACTCGCCAACAGAACAGATCGTCGCTATCTAAGCGGAATGCTTCAGGGTCTTGTGTCCTTCGGGATAATCACACAAATCGAGTGGAGCGGGTTAATGGATAGGTTTGTGAAGAGGGAAAAGAAAACCCCGGCCAGGTGACCGGGGTTGGGGATTATTTCAGGTATTCTTCCAGGGCTTTCAGGATGAGGGCACGGAGCGTTAAGCCTTCATCCACCGCCCGGTGTTTTGCGCGGTCCCACAAGGTAGTGGGGATGTTGCGTAGTAGGTAGGTTATGGTTTTCATGGCTATTTTCCTTTATTGCCCCGGAAAACCGGGGCTGGTCGTGGTGTATTTATTACTCAATAACTCCGTAGTGGTCGTCGGCAGGCGGTTCTTTGTCCCGTCTGCCAGCATTCCAGTCGATCACGTAATAGTGGTTGTTTGCGTCTTTGCGATTGAGCCGGTCCTGTTCTTTTCTGGCGGCGTCAACCGTGTTGTGGCAAGATTCCGGCGTGCGGTACTGGTCCGGCGCTTCGTTTCCATCCATTATTGCGTAGGCGTATTTTTTCATGTTTTTCTCCTTTATTGCCCCGGTGGTGTGCCGGGGCGGGTTAATTATCCAAAAATTTTATTGTAGGCTTTTGTAATTTCCTTGTAGCACATTTCCGGCAGTGCCGAGCTGGGTGTGGGAGCTGACCCGGACCAGTAGCTCATTACCGGCATGTTGGTCATGTTTGCTGCCCGTGTGATTGTGCCATTGCCATAATTGGTCCATCCGGAGATGGTAGCTGCGTTTCTGCCGCCATTGGGTCCGTGGTTGGGGAGGGTGTCAATGTCTGCTTTGTTTGCCTGGTAGATTTTTTCGATTGCGTCTGCAAGTTGTTCGGTTCTTGTTTTCATGTCATTCTCCTTGTTTGTGCCGGATCACCCGGCGTTGGTTTATGTTGTAATCAATATAATCAAGCTAAAAATGATTGTCAAGCGGTTTTTTTAAAAAAATGTAAAAAAGTTTTAACTTCCTGAAAACACAGCAAATAAAAACGAAACTTTTTTCATGGTACAAAAAATGAACATACATATGCATTAAATGTATTTTCTCTTTGACAATGGTTTAAAATCTGGTATAATCCAGATAGTTATAATCCACAAAAAGATTATTTTTTATGCCTCATGGGACGGACAAAATACCGAAACCCGCAACTGGCAAGGAGATTACGCCGGAGATGATAACTGTTATCCCAACACCCCAACCGAAATATCAGATGCAGGAGAATTATGTCAGGCCGAAGGGCCGAAGGATATGGAATCAGGATTGCGGGTGCTTGAGGGTGCCGAGGCATGCGGGGGGATGAAAATGGAAGACACGGTAAAAAGCAAATCAGGGAAAACGATTCGGCTCACAGACGGGACGCACAACAGCGCCAACCCGGAGAAGTCCCGGAAAAATCGGTTTCGGCAGTTTTCGAGTAGCAAGGAATACCGGGAATCGCCGTTGTGGGATAATATGGGGCCGGAGGCAAAAACAAGTGTCTAACCAGTGTGGAAAAGCGGCCCAGCCTCAAAAAATTAAAAATGAGGCAACCCTTTTGACATACCTGTCAGACCCCGAAAACGACTGGCCGAAACGGCAAGAATATTCAACACTTATCCTGAAATATAAAAACCCGCTGATGCTGTGGAGGTATTTTTCATCCGATGAAATACAGGAGATTGAGCGGCAAGCCGTAGAGAACAGAAAGAAAAGAGCGTCAAGGCAGCGGGCCGTGTTGTATCAGGTTTTATACACAGAGGCGCAAACGGGCAACGTCCAGGCCATCAAGGAATTTCTGGACCGCACAGAGGGTAAGACCCCGGATAGGCAAGAACAGTCAGGACCGGGTGGTGGTCCAATCGAACACAAGTGGCAGATTGAAGTGGTGGAGGCAGAAAAATGATGTTTTCCGCAATCGTGTCTGGTAAAACCCCGGCTTTTTACAAGACACTCCTAAATTTTTTGGGCGAAAATTGAGGTTTTCAGCAAAATGTTAAAAATGCAGATACCCAAAAAGCTACTCCCGATTCTCAACAAGCCGAAGCGGATCAAGATCGCAATCGGGGGCCGGGGTTCTGCCAAATCCACCACGTTTGCTGATATCCTTGCAATGAAGGCCCAGACTGAAGCCGCCAAGGTGGGGTGCTTCCGGGAGTACCAGAATAGCATCGAGGATTCCGTACATGCGCTCCTGGCTGCTGAGATCGAGCGGCTACAGATACCAGGCTTCTCAATAGGCAAGGCCACGATTGATCACCAGTCCGGAGGAAAGTTCCGGTTCAAGGGCCTGGCCCGGAGCATAGACGCTGTGAAGTCCATGCACGGTTTCAAATATTTCTGGATCGAAGAGGCGCAATTTCTTTCCAAAGACTCCATCAAAATTCTGACCCCCACGGTCCGGGAGGAAGATTCGGAAATTTGGTTTTCCGGTAACCCGATGTCATCAGCAGACCCCTTTAGTCAGCGGTTTATTGTTCCATATCTTACCGAATTGAAGAGGGACGGATACTATGAAGATGACATGCACCTGATTATATTCGTCAATTACAACGATAATCCATGGTTCCCGGATGTCTTGGAACAAGAACGCCGGCACGATTTCAAGACCCTGGATCGCGCGCTGTATGATCATGTTTGGGAAGGTGCATTTAATGACAGCGTGGAAAACAGCATCATCCTGGCTGAATGGTTTGATGCCTGTGTGGATGCACACGAGCATTTAGGTTTCAAGTCCCTGGGTGCCAAGATCGTTTCTCACGATCCGTCGGACCTGGGACCGGATGACAAGGGCTTGTGCCTGCGCTATGGTTCCGTGATCCTGGATGCCATGGCAGAAAAGTACGGGGATGTCAACGAGGGGTGCGACTGGGCGACTGGCTACGCAGCAGAAAACAACGCGGATTGGTTCACCTGGGATGGTGACGGCCTTGGCGTTTCATTACGCCGGCAGATCCAGGAGGCGTTTGAAGGCACGAAAACTGAAGTTGAGATGTTCCGGGGGTCGAACAGTACGGAGAACCCCGACTCTGTGTACCAGGAGCCGGGGAAGGTTCTCCCGGATGATGCGAAGCGCAGGACAAACCGGGAGACGTTCCGGAACCTGAGATCCCAACGGTACTGGATGCTCCGGGACCGGGTGTACAATACATATTTAGCAGTGACACAAAATCAATACATCGACCCGGATCAAATGATTTCGTTTTCATCTAAAATCCAAGACCTGCAAAAACTTCGGTCTGAATTGTGCCGGATACCCCGGAAACCAAACAGCCGGGGTCTGATCCAGATTATGACGAAAGATGAAATGAAGCGCCTGCTGAAAATCGAATCCCCCAATATCGCGGACGCAGTGATGATGTCTTTGATGACACCGAAAAATCCGGTTGAGATGCAGGCGGACGCACAAAGATACATATCCAGAAACAAACAACTGAGAAGGATGTTGAGAGTATGAGCAAGAAAAAACAGACCCAGAAAAGTAAGGCCGAGGGTGTTGTTGAGCCCATGCCCGAAAAAGAACAGGAAGACGTTCAGGGCAAGGCCGAGAACCAGCCCGAAACGGATCAAGCCTCTGTAGGGTTGGAGCCATGCGTAAACCCGTATTCCGAAGTCACAGGCCCCGGCATTATGATGTCAAACAATGACGTGATCCCAATTACAGACGGCGATTTCAAGCGACTCCAGCAGCGCATGAACATGGGCGGAGTGATAGAGGGCGCGTACAGCATCGACAACGGCATGATCATCAGCCTGGCGAAAATCGTCTACCTGATGCCCGATACGAAGATGATTGATTGATGGATCTCCTGACGCCCATATCCAAGCTCAAGGACGATTATGATAAATTGTCCCGGGTCCGAGAGATGCGGTCAAATGCCCACTATGCTGCGATCGATTGGCTTCAAGAGGCCCAGAGATGCGCAGCGTTCAAGGCTGGCGATCAGTGGACCGCTTCAGAAAAAGAGGCGCTGAATGCACTGGGCCGGGAGCCGATGGTGTGGAACTACGTCCACAGCATGGTTGAGCTGATAGTAGGGATACGGGCGCAGAACGAGATTAACATTACCTTGCAGCCGGTAGAGAGTTCAGACGGGTTTCTGTGCGAGGTGGTGCAAAATTTAATTGACTGGATCGAAGAAAACCAGACAGATGCCCGGATACTGGACGCAGAGGCGTTTGAAGATGCCACGGTCACGGGCAAGGGGTTCAGGTCCGTCGATGTTCAGCCCCGGCCGGACAACCCGACAGAGGTTCAGTTTATCGAGGAAAATGTTCCGTTCTGGCAGGTCAAAATTGATCCCGGTTCCCGGAAGCAGGATCTTTCAGATGCCAGGTAT